ATCTAAGTCTTCATCATCATCTTTTTTTGGTTTCTTCCCATAACCACTGACTTCTATTCCAGTCAGTTCTGTATATTCATCGTGGGTCTTACATGGCATGTATATTTTGTTTCCGTCTTTGTCCATAGAATGAGTACCGACACATCCTATTTCTTTTGCTCTTGCGTTAGCTTCTATAGGATTGTCAAATACATCCTTAGATATTTCTTCTTTTGTATCATTCTGACTAGAATCTTCGTGAGAATCGTATTCGTTAATACTGACATCTATTGATCGTTCTGAATTTGTATATTCACTTGACATAGTTTTGTCTCCCAATAAGCTGTTATAAATTTATACCATTATGGCATTTATATCTACATATAGTAATGCATATATTATTCAAGCACAATATATAGAGATATTTAACTAATTAAATTAATATTCCAAAAAGGGTTTACTTTTGTAATTTAATAAACGATAATAGACTTATAAATTGATAAAAGCCTTAAATGGCAGGAAGAATAAAATGAAAGAACTAACTAACAACCAACAAGAAGCAGTAAAACTTTTTAATAACCATGTGGAGCTTGGAGACTTTTGGGATGAAGCTGAAACACCTACAGAAGCTACTGACTATATATGGATGGGTGAAGCAATTCAACTTTTAGTAAAAAATGGTTGGAGTGTAAAAAGTGCTGAAGGAACTATAGGAAGTTTAATGGGTGTTTCTATAGAAGAATATGATATTTGTTACAATGATGATACAGCACAAAAAGAAACATTGTATGTTGTCTTTTGGCAAAATCTAGAGGTGGCATAAATGATAACAATATACCACGCTACAGAATTTATGAATAACGAAAAGCCTTATAAGAAAGTTGCCAGTGTCAAAACTGTTTCTTTGCAACAGGCTTTTAGATTAACTAACAACATTGATGAATCATGGGTTGATAACTTAGATGTAAAACTTGAATGTGAATTACCTGAAGGTAAGAATGGTCTAAGGTCAACTTCATCAGGTGATGTAATGATAATTGATGAAGGTACAGATAATGAATCAGTATTATTTTTAGTTCCTATGGGAAATGGTCCTAGAGGTAACAAGTTTTATGAAAATCGTGGCAACACCGAAGAAATAGATAACTTCAATGTTGATGGGTTTATGTATAAAGGTAACCATAAAATATATTCTAAAGATGGAAGCCTTATGGCTATAGTTGAGAAACCTTCTACACAGGAGGTTTCATAATGACAACACAACAATCAGTGAATAAATTTTATACAATAGGTGGAACAGTAACCACCAAAGAAGTAGAAAGCATGGTCAGGTTGTGTATGAAACATCTATCAAAAAAAGAATATGAATTACAAATAAATAAAAATACGATTCAATACGCTTTGGATATATTAAAGGTTTGTCATGTTAAGGCAAAAGGTGCTACGCATGGAGGACGCGATTCTATTAAAATAAATTTAGCTTACTGGCAATTTCAGAAAGGCATACAAACTTACACAGAATATAAAGCCTTTAATAAAGATAAACATATTGGAGAAATACAAACTTATAACTATCATCAATCTTTATTATTAGTTGTTGCACACGAAGTTGCTCATCATGTTCAATACGCAAAAGGTAGATTTATTCCAAGATACAGAAAAACCTATCAGAAATCACATGGTATTTGCTTTCAAGATATATATAAAATCTTAAGAAAAGATTTAGTTAACCCTATGTGTACAGAAAACGGATTTTATTCTGATGTAAATGTTCCACAAGAACAAGAACCAATAAAAAAGAAAAGGTCATCACCTAAGAAAAGATTGATAGCATTATGTAATGCGTATGAATGGCTTGAATATGAAGATCGTGGTTGGGATTTCTTTAGAGTTGAGGTGTGGGATAATAGACATGATGAAATCAATGATTGTGCTTACGATCAAATGTTAGATCACAGCGATAGTTGGAAAGACGCAGAATCTTACGCTTTAGAATTAATCAAAGAATCAGAGGGAATTCAACAATCTTAAGAGTTTGTAGACCTTTTAGAAAAATACCTTTATTCCATATCCCTTTCATCAGCATAGATGATCACGCACCTACAGTTGACTACATTCGCTGCACCACCCTTAGAATCACCTGCGTATCCCATAGGGACTCCACCAACTATAAAGTCTTCGCTCATATCTACTATCTGACCATTAGCTGATGAATGAGCAGACCTAGTTCTAGCATCATTAGTTGCTACCCATTTCTTTAACATCTTGACACCTAAGTCTTGTTCAACTGTTAGATGATATGCATTATTAGCAAACGAAGCTGCGTTATGTGTTTCTGTTCTTGCAATCATTGCTGCTCGGCTTCTGCTTATTGGTAAGAACTTATCTGATACAAGTTTAGCTATCTGAGGTAATGTAAGATTGTCTGCCCTTCCTTGTTCTATTAATCTACTAATTCTACTAGCTATTCTTGAACTTATTCCAACGAGAATTAATTGCCTTGTATTAAAATACTGACTAACTAATAATTCAAAATCAACACTTCTACCAAATACAAATGCTTCTTCTGCTTTCCTATCCATCATATAGTTATCTTCATTGTACTTGTAAATAGCCTTGAAGACTCTTTTGTAATGAGACATGATTAACGGAATAAAATCCTCATTTAATCTTTGCTCTGCTATTTGTGATTCATAAAGACCGAATTCTTTATATAGATATAGTTGAGTGTTAAGGAACTTTCTAAAAAGGGTGCTTAGTGTTCTATAAAATCGTTTCTCTAAGTTGTTTCTAAGAACCAGTTGTTTCCTTGATTCTCTTATTGCACTAATCCTACCTTGTCTAAAAGAATTAAACTCTTTCCGATTTAACTGCATTACACTTTTCTAAGAGTTGCGAATCTGTGTCCTACGATTACATCTGAAGGCTCACCACCTTGATAGACTGTTATAAGAGCAGCAGGGTTCTCTTCTGTAGCGTTAAGAGTAAAATCTGCGTCAGGTACTTTAACAGTTCCTGTTGTTACTATTCTTTTAATCTTACCTCTTGCTCTACCGCCTGAACTATTCCAAGAAACCATATCTCCAACTTTAAGACTTCCTGCTTCTGCTTTACCATCTAATTCATTCTCTATTTGATTTCTTACTTTCCTTGACCATCCAAATCCTGCATCACCACCCCATAAAGCCCATGCAATTCTTCCTGCACTTGGATAGCCTTCAGAACCCTTTTTAAATCCTTGACCTTGCTTGTCTACCTCGTGCCTTGAAAAGTAACTGTACATCCTCTTCACGGTGTCAGGGGATAGGTTTTCTTTATTGACCAGTTGATTTGCTCTAGCAACACCTATTGACGTGCCACCTCTTTTAAATTCTCTTCTCCAGTTCAACCCTCTTTGTGCTTCTGTTGCCATTGCATCAGTAGGAACTGTATCTATGTCGCTAACTGCTTTTTTTTTTACTTCATCATCAAGTAGGTTAGCAATCTCTTCATCCATGCTTTTATCTTCTTCTTCGTAGTCTTGCAAGTCCTCTTCATTGATTGGGTTATCTACTTCTGGAACAGCTTCATCGGTTAATGGAAATAAGTTAGCTGATATATAAAGACCATCAGCACCATCTACAGGAGATAGACCTATTTGCTCTCTTGCTTCATTACGAGTCATTATGCCTTCACGAACAGCACTCGTAACATTCTCATAGGTCTTTCTTTTTCTTTCTGAAAGAGCAGGGATAGAATCAATATCAAACTCTAGCGTTAGTCTATCGTCATATAAAGGCACTAACCATTCATTAAGGTCTGACTCAATCTTTCTTAAATGTGGAATAATAGTCTCTTCGTATAGAGCAAGTCTTGCTTCTGATACATTGGCATAGGTCTGTGCATCAGGAACGCCTACAAGCTGCGAGGGGACGCCGAAACATAGAGCTATATCAGTTGCAGCCATGTTCTTTAATCTATGGAAGTCCATGTCTTTAGGAGTAAGACCCATTTCTTTCCAGTCAAAGTCTCCTTCAAGAAGCATTGGTCTACCTGCATTACCTGCTCCGCTAAATCTATTATTTAAATCGGTAAGTAATTGTTGTCTTTGTGATTCACTAAGATTAGAAGCGAACCCACCATCATCTTGTGGTTTAAATATAACTGCACCACTTGGTCTTGCTCCGTTCTGTAATAGGTTGACGTTATGTTTGCTAGACATATTAAACTGATCTACCTCAACAGCTGCAGCACTCATTGGGCTTAAACCATAATAATCGTCTAAAGGATTCCATAACTTAACGTGCTTAACTTCACTATATCCGTTTACATTGTCAATCAGATAAGTCTTTTGCAATCTTCCATTTACTATATATTCGTATCTATCAGGAATAGCGTTACCACTTCCTTTTATCACCATTCTGTCAGGTCTTAGTTGGTGTAATTCTTTTGGAGCTCCTTGTTCAGCACCTACTTTAAGGATATAAGCATTACCACTAAGAAGCACATAACCAAATAAGCTATTAAAAAACTCTGAGTATGATTGTAGAGGATTGGGTCTATTGAGTAGGTCAATGATTGGATGTTGTTCAACAATTTCATCTCCGTTCTTTAGTAATAGAGGTACAGCACTTGCACCTTTTGATATCTCATTTACACATCTATAAACGATTGCATTTTTAAGATAACCTTCTTTTGCTAGGTCTTGATATTTATATACCTTTGCTTCTTCAGTTCCGACACCGAAGTAACCCATCATGTTTGAATTTTTTGTTTCTGAAGTCTTTGTATTAAAAAGTCTTTCAAATATTGTTTGTTTTGCCATCAGCTTATTCTCCAGTTTACATGTCCCCTAGATTTACTCAGTTCAGTTATTCCCCAAACCAAAGCATCTAACCTATCAGGTGAACTATTTGCTTCTCCAGTATAACTGCACATCTGTGACTCTAACTCAGGTAAGACACCTATATGGTGTACCCTTCTCTGTTCATACAAAGCTGCGATTGGTTCTGCTCTTAGTATCTTACCCCTTGTTGCTCTTACACTTCTGTAAGATACATTGTGGTCTATGTTCCTAATAAGTCTTTCAACCAAGTCTCCACCATTGTTCACTTCAGCTACTATTCTATCAGCTTCCCATTCATAGAAAGCATTTATAGCTATCTTACCCCATTTATCAGCACTATGCCTACCACTTAAATCCTCTAATACATAGAATTCATTATTGTGGTCTTTACCTACTACAACTATACCTGTTTCATCACTGTTTTCATTAGCAGTTACAGCAGGGTCAACAGCTACTATAATTTGTGTTAACTGCCTTTCAGTATCATCTTTCAATCTAGCTTCTTCAATTAATTCATGTGTCCATAAAGCCCCTTCAAGGTTATCCACGATTTCAGCATAGAGTTCTTGTCTACCGAGCGTTGTGCCTTCGTACTTATCTTTCAACATAGCTAATGCACTTTCAGCAAGATTTGCTTCATTCTCAAACGTACTTCCTGAAGTTACATATACATCTTCTCTTTCAACGAGGTCTTTTATAAGTTTTGTAGGTTTTGGAGTTGTTGTTATAACGCACTGGGGATTGTCACCTAACCTTAGACCAAACATTAACTGGTCAAAGGCTTCAGGATATCTCCATGCTGCAATTTCGTCACACCATGCTCTATGGAACTGTGGTCCCCTTAATCTATCAGGTTCTTGTGCAGCATATCCTATAATCTTAGAGCCATTATGTAATCTTATTTCAGCTACACTAGATGAATAACCTTTTTGATCTTTTGATTCAAGAAAACATTTCTTCGGTATTATAGAGATTAACCCTGATGGTCCTCCAAAACAAACACGCCTTAAATCTCCATGGGTAGGTGCTACTACAGCACAAATCGTATTAGGGTTTTTAAGTGCATATAAAGCGATATCCTGTGCACCTGTTCTAGTCTTTCCCCACCCACGACCTGCTAATATTAGCCATATATAGTGTTGTATATATTTAGGTTGAAGCTGTTTGTCTCTTGCTGTCTCTAGCCAACTAATGCGTAGGTTGTATGCTTCTAACTCTGCTGTCTTCAACTTCGTCAAGGAGCTCCATAGCTCTTCTGAACGCTTCGTTTGTGTTTTCGTTAATTGTTGCATCTATATTTTGTGTTGCTTCTCCTAAAGCTAATTTAGAAACTCTTTGTGCAATAGATATTGCTTGTGCTATTGCAGTTATGCCATGCGGTGGTAGACCTTTTTTTCCTTTTTGTACTTCTTGATTATTTTGTTGAAGGGTTTGAGCAATAGTTACGAACACAGCATCTGCAAGTTGTAGAGTTCTGTCATCTGTTTTCATGGATTTATTAGCCATGTCTTTACTTCTTTTTTTATCTAACTGTTTTAAGTATTCTGTTTGCAGTTGTTCTTTTTGAACTTTCCAGCCTTCACTTCTTGCTACTCTGTAGACTGTACTTTTTGCGACCTTATATTTCTTACACAATTCATCAAGTGTAGGGAATATTTTTTTCTCTTCTGCATCAATGCCTTGCACAAAATCATTTCTAATCTTTAGCTTTTTAGAATCCGTAAGTTTGGTTTGTTTAGTTTTTGTGTTCATTATTTCTCATATGTTATCAGAATAATATTCCAAAAACGCTTTTTAATACAGTGTTTAGTCAAAAAACATATATATTATTCCAAAAAGGGTTTACTTTATCAGAAATATCAAGTATACTTATTTCATAACTTGATAAAATCCCTTAATAGGGAAGGAAATAAAAATGACAATAAGAAAAGAAGTAATAGGTGGTTTTGAATTGATACCGAGTATATGCCCTAAGTGTGCGGCTCCTACACTTGATCAAACTAGTAATTCAGAGGATTGTGAATCTTGTGGATATTGGCTTGATTACAATACTGGTGAGGGTGATGGTGGCAGTCACTGTAAGGAGGTGTCGTAATGAATAAATACGAAGAAAACAAAGAGTTAGATGAACTAATGCAGAGACTTAATGATGCTGATAAAAGCATGATTGACTTTGATAGTTCTTATGCTGACTATGGTCTTTTTGGAGAAGGAACTAAATCACATTGGATTTGTTTACAAGATGATTATAGATTCTATGATGGTTTAATTTGCATCCATGAACAAACCCCATCAATGGTTTATGAATTAAAAAATGGGAAAATATATAAAATGGCTAAACCTGAAGTGGTAGGTCAATCAAATGTTTATATAAAAGATGTTGATGGTAACGATAGAAACTTTAATCCATTTTCAAATGGGACATATAAGAGGAGGGTGAAATAACATGACAAAAATAAAAATACCTGAAGGCGTTCAAAAAGAAGTAAGAAGGCACAACCTTGATGAGTTATATATATTGTTTGGCGGTGTTATTAAAAATAATAAGTACGACAGAGATAATAAAATAGCTTTACTTGCTTACCTAGAAAAAAGAATAAAGAAATTACAGAAACAAAAAGATTATGAAGATAAGAATATGTCTGATAAAGAGTTCGTAACTAAGTGGGGTAAATAATGATAAAGACAATAACTAAAAGTGATTTCACAGCAGAATTTCATAGAGCTGGAAGAGGTAATCAATTCACACACAAAGGGTTACTCGCTCTATATGATGATTTAGAACTTTATGCAGAAAGCTCAGGCGATCCGATAGAACTTGATGTAATAGCTTTATGTTGCGACTATGCAGAGTATGAGAGCCTTAAAGACTTTCAAGAGGACTATGGAGAGGACTATGAATCTATATCTGAGATTGGACAAGAAACAACAGTAATAATGATTGATGATACTAGCTTTATCATCCAACAGTTTTAACCATAAAGACTGAAGATGATTAACGAAATGAAAATGAAAAATGTATATAAAATAGAACTTAGGTCTCCTAATAAAATTTCATACGACGCTTTGGCTTCTTGGCTACATGAAAAGGGTGTATGCCATAGACCAGTAAGAGGAAAGTTTGATACATATTGGTTAAGTAAATACGTACAAATTGAGTTAGCTGTTGACTCTATGTATATAGGAGCTAAAGAAAAACACAGGGCTTGGGAATCTGCATTGTGGGTGTTTGACAATTTAGTTGTCAAAGAATTTATGTTTTCTAATATCAGACAAGTTAAGACTGATATCAACAATCGTTATGATGATGATGGTCTTGATCAAATAGTATATGCAAAAACTAGAAAATAATATTGTTACTATTCCAAAAAGGGTTTATTAATTATCAAATATAATTTATCATTAAATTTAAATTGAAAAAGGAGAAATAAATGTCAATTGAATATCTGAATCACGCATTGAAGACTGAAGGTTTAACCCCAACAAAAAAACTTATCCTAGTATTGCTTGGTAACTATGCCGATGAGAATGGAACGTGTTACCCCTCGTATAACCATATAGCTAAAATAGTTGGTCTTAAAGATACAAAGGGTATACAAAAGACTATAAAAGAATTTGAAGAACTAGGTTACCTACAAATAGAACATAGAAAAACTATTAATGGAGGATATACAAGCAATAGATATCACATGAAGTTAGGTATGGGTGTAGAAACCCCTAGGGGTGTTGATACCTTGAGGGTGGGGGTGTCAGAACCCTCCAATACTAAAGATGATACAAAAACTATTAGTAAGAATATTAATGATGAATACTTCAAAGAGTTTTGGAAAGAATATCCTAGAAAAATTGGAAAGTTTCAAGCTAAGAAAAGTTTTGGAAAGTTTGATGAAAAAAATTATTCTAAAATCATCTATGCAACGAAAGTTTTTGCAAACGAGAACGAAGCTACTGAAGAAAAATTTATACCCCATCCGACTACATGGCTGAATCAACAAAGATACTTAGACTATATAAATAAACCAATTAAGAATAAAACCTTAAACAACCTCGCAGGATAATAAAATGACTATTGAACAAACATTAAATGAAAACGCTATAAAACTAAAACATCATCAAGAGGGTAATCAGAAGGTTAAATGTCCTAGCTGTCAGCCACCCCATAACCCAAGAGACAATCCTTTGTCAGTAACTATCAATCATGACGGTGTAGTTTGGAACTGTCATCATTGTGATTTTAAAGGTGGAAAGAAGACAGGAAGTATTTTTAGACCATACATACAGCCTGTATATGTTGCCCCACCTAAACTTGAACCGAAGCAAGAAAGTTTCATGGTTGAATTCTTTAAACAAAGAGGTATAAGTGAATCTACAATCAATGAATTTAAAATATATAACGAGAACAAATGGATAGGTTTCCAATACTTTGATGAGAATGGAAATCTAACAAACATAAAATATAGAACTACAGATAAACAATTCAGACAAACTGCTAATACTAAATCAATATTATACAACTACGATAAAGTATGTAAGCAAGATACAGTCATATTCACTGAAGGTGAAATGGATGTTTTATCTTTAGCAGAATGTGGGCTAACTAATGCAACTACTTTACCTAATGGTGCTCCTAAAGAATTTAAGGGTGATGTAAAAGACGCTAGGTATAAGGCTCTAGAGAATTGTAAATTAATGGCTAAAAAGATTATCTTATTCACAGATAACGATACGAGTGGCAAAGCATTACACAAAGAACTGCTTCATAGGTTTGGTAAAGATATATGTTGGTTCGTTAGGATTCCTGATAATTGTAAAGATGCTAACGAAGTATTAATCAAGCATGGTGTTTTAAAATTAAAAGAAATTATTGACAACGCCGAGCCATATCCTATTGATGGCTTATACACCGCTAAAGACTACTTTACACAAATACATGACCTATATGAAGGGAACTATGAAAAACCTACTGAGATAGGCTTAGAAGGTCTTGACGAGATATATAAACCAATGACAGGAACCTTTACTGTAATAACAGGTATACCTAATCATGGTAAGTCGGCATTTCTTGATCAGTGTTTAATTAAATTAGCGATTAATCATGGGTGGTCATTCGCATTGTTTTCTCCTGAACATTCAACATCAATGCATATAAGAAGATTAGTCCAAATGTATTTAGGCAAATCTTTTGATGAAGGGTTTTCTAATAGAATGACTAAAGTTGAATTAAATCAGGGATTAGATTTCATTCATAAACATTTCTTTTTTATAGAAACTAAAGACAGCATACCTTCAATAGATTTGATATTAAATATCGCAAAAAGTGCAATATATAAGCATGGCGTTAAGGGTTTAGTAATAGACCCATTTAATGAGGTGTCTGCAGTTAGACAGGGAAATCAAAGAGAAGATGAGCATATAAGAGATTTTATATCTCTCTGTAAAAGATTCACAAGAGTATACGAAGTTATATGTTGGGTCATAGCCCATCCTACAAAATTGCCAAAATCTAATGATGGTTCTTACAGCCCACCCACAGCATACGATATTAGTGGAGCTGCACATTGGCACAATCAAGCAGATGCAGTTCTCACAGTACACAGAGACTTTGATGAAAACTCAACAAGTGTTATTACAAGAAAGATAAGGGAACAGGGTTTATATGGAAAAATCGGTGAAGCTAAATTCACTTACAACATAAATACACATGGCTTTACTAAATACGAAGAACGTGATGACAGTTGGGAAGATTACACAGCAAGATTCAATGATTAAGATATTCAACAATTTTATTAGCTAAATCCGTGCTTTCTTTGTAACTGTTTAATTTATGTATAGTTGTGTGGGGTTTTAAATCTTCATCTGCTAATATATTAGTTATTTTAGTCGTTCTGCCTTTTATAAATATTTCGCTTTGATTGTCACCTCTTTGTACGTGTCTAGATTTAAGAGTATCTTTATCGTTTTCTAATATAATAATTTTTGTTTCATATTTTGTGCAGAGTTCTAAAAGATTATTTTTAGTGAATAATCTATCGCCTTCAAATATACAATCCATCATCATTTTATCTACATACATTTTATAGTCTTTTTGTACTGCCATAGATAACTTATCAGTACCGCCGAAAACATCTCCGTGTTTATACACCCCTAATATAGAAATATTATCCTTGACATAACCTCTGAGTAACCCAAACTTAAATTGTTTTTTTGGTTGTAATATATCAATGATATTTTTCATTAATGTAGTTTTACCAGTAGCAGGAACACCGCCGATAGCCACACATTTCATTAGTTTATTAAACGATTATAGTCGTTATTGAAGCAATCCCATTCGCTATTCATCATTACTGGTTGACCAGTGTGTAAGTAATGGTTTTGTTTCTCAGCACACAGTCCAAGATCTTTTTTATTATCTTCTAGCCTTAATGGTTTAGGCAAACAGTCTTTCCTCATCTGCCAAAATATTTTCCCTTCGTCTGAACCCCATTCTTTCTCAGCATACTTAATTCTGTCATGGAACATATCCATGTATACGTTAGGGTATCTACGATTAGGACGATGCCAAGACTTATAATTGCAAAGCGTTGACTCTAAAGTGAAATAACCGCAATCTTCGTGTGGGAAGCGTTCTTTTGCTTCTTTTAATAATAATTCAGCTTCTTCACTTAACCAGTCTGTCGTTTCTTTTGTATATGTTACTTTTGTTTTGTGCCAGTCTAAATCATCTCTTCCTAGAACTATGCACAGTCCGTTTCGGTGAGAACGAGAGCCATTAATATCATCTAAAAATAGATTATTACATTCAATATTTAAGCCCTGTATACGCAAATATTCTAAATAAGAGAAAGTTGAAAGCCTACCGAAAGACAAGAAATTATCTTTTACAAAATCCCAAACATTTTCAAAATTTCGGTGTGGGTCGTTGTGTGTGCATAAAGACTTATACATTGCTTCTTGAGAACCAAATTTTTTAACTTGCTCAATATAAGAACGCATACAGTTTGGCAGCCCTGTTTTTCCTGCTTTGAAATATCTCCTATCAGAATCCCAACCAGAACCTGCTTTAAATTTGTGCTGTGTTTTATTCCACCAATCGTCTACTAAGTCCACATTCAAGCCATGAGGTTCTTGAAATTTATTGAATATATGCCAAGAAGTTATAATATTTTGAGAGCACCCATTTATAAATGCTAACCAAAGTTGTTGCTCCATGTCTAATGAATACTTTTCAGTTAACCAAGGGAATGCGAAATAAACACCTCCAGGATGGCTCTTATGTTTTA